GCTCGCCGCCGAGGGTGAGCGACTCGAGGCCGAGCTCGCCCGCGAGCACTCCATCGCTGAGCGGATCACGTCGCTCCGTGGCAAGGTGGCTGCGACTGCGAAGCCGGTCGAGGTTGCGGCTGTTGAGCCGGTCGCCCGTCCTTCCCGCGACAGCGGCAAGGCCACGATGTTCCGGTCGTCCTCGGACGCCGAAGCCTGCGGCCGCTGGATTCGCGGCTACGTCCTCGGCCGTGCCGAGGATCGGTCGTGGTACGAGAAGCACGTCGAGGCTCGCGCCCTGTCGCCCAACGACAACAGCAAGGGTGGCGTGTTCATCCCCGACACCTTCGCTTCGACGGTGATCCGGCTCGTCGAGTCCTACGGTGCGTTCCCCGCCCAGGCCAACAACCTGCAGATGGCGAGCGACACGCTCTACATCCCGCGTCGGACCGCCGGCAACACCGCGTATCACACCGGTGCCAACAGCGAGACGACCGTGACGGACATGGCGACCGACAACGTCCTGCTCTCCAGCAAGGAAGTTCGCGTCGGCACCCGCGTCCCGAACCAACTGATCGACGACTCGGCCATCGACCTGGCCGGGCTGGTTGCTCAGGAGTTCGCCCTGGCGATCGCCCTGCGGATCGACGAGGACGGTTTCATCGGGACCGGTGCTTCAACCTACGGCGGCATCCGCGGCATCCAGTGGAAGTTCGAGAACGAGACGCTGACGGCTGGCATCCACGACTCCAGCCAGACGGCGGTCACTGCCCTGACGATCGACGACTTCGCCAACACGATCGCCAAGCTGCCGACCTACGCTTCGCAGAGCCCGACCTGCGGCTGGTACACCACGCCGCAGATGCACGCTCTGGCGATGCAGTCGCTGGCCCTCGGCGGCAACGGTGCCAGTGCCAACGAGATCGTGGACGGCGTCCGTCGGCCGCAGTTCATGGGCTGGCCGGTGTTCTTCAACAACGTCATGCGGAAGACTGCCGCCGCTACCCAGTGCGTGGCCCTCTTCGGTGACCTGAAGCGGTCCAGCCACTTCGCCCTCCGCCGGCAGGTCGCTGTACGGGCGTCCACCGACCGGTTCATCGAGTGGGACCAGACTTATTTTCAGGCAACTATCTCGTACGACGCCCTGACCTCGGACGTTGGCGACGCCAGCAACGCCGGTCCGGTCGTGGCCCTCATCCTCTGACCCAAGCACCACAAGGAACCCTGAACCGTGAACCATCTCCAGAACTCTCGTTCCGTGGTCGCCCTGTCGGACGCTGCGGGTCTGAACTCGGCCAGCACGCTGACGGTCGCCATCGACACGCTCGGCTACGACTCGCTGTCTGTGGACGTGGGCTACCGCTCGATCGCCAACACGGCGGCTCCGAGCGTGGTCACGCTGAAGCACTCCGACACGGACGGCAGCTACGGCACGATCGCCAGCCTGATCCAGAACACGGACTACACGCTGTCCGGCGTCGGCAACACGGCGACGGTCAACGTCAGCCGGTTCGAGGTCAGCACGAAGACCTTGAAGCGGTACGTGCAGGTTGCGGTGACGCCGAACGCGAACGCGACCAGCAACGCGAGCAACAACACGGTGGTGGTGGCGGCTCGTCTGGGTCGCGGCGAGTCTGGCGTCGATTCGGCGTCGGACGCGAACGTCACCAACCGCGTGGTCCTTGGTTAAGTAGTTCGACAACTCGAAGGAGGTTGCCGTGGGCGCGGCTGCTTCACCCATCGCCGGCATCAAGCCGGCTGTGCTGAATACTGGCTCGGGGCCGGTTCGCGTGCATTGCGCGATGTCGGTTCCGAGGCTTGGCTGGCAGGACCACATGTTCTGCTGGCCGAGAGGGCTCATCCCCTACGGCGTCGCACCCGTGCGGCTTGAGGGGGCGTTCTGGGGGCAGTGCCTCGAACGTGTCATGACCGACATGGTCGAGAACGACCCGGAGCCTGACGGTCCGCCGCTGTGGATTCTGACGCTGGACTACGACAGCATCTTCCAGCCGGATGCACTGCCTCGTCTGCTGACCTACGCTTCGGCGTCGGACTACGACGTGGTGGCTGCGGTGCAGATGAAGCGGCGGCACGATGAGCCGCTGTTCACGATGATGAGCGAGGACGGCACGCGGGCCGGGAGCATCGGCCGCGACCAGCTGATCTACCACAACATCATGCCAGTGAACACGGCACACTTCGGGTTCACGCTCCTGCGAGCGTCGGCTCTGAAGAAGCTGCCGCATCCGTGGTTCTTCGGCAGGCCCAACGCCGATGGCCGGTGGGACGACGGCCGGATCGACGACGACATTCACTTCTGGATCGAGGCTCAGAAGGCCGGGCTGAAACTTGGCATCTGCCCGCGGGTCGCATTGGGGCATGCCGAGGTCTGGTTCAAGTGGCCTGACCACAACATGCAGCCGCTGCTCCAGCATCCAGGGGATTTCTGGGATCGAGGCGGGCAACCCCCTGACAAGGTGTGGCAATGAGCAGCACGCAATACCCAACGGTCTCGGTGCGGATCACTCGACCGGTCCGCACGTACAAGACGGGTCAGGTCGTGGACGTGACCGGCGGTCTGGCCGACATGCTTGTGCGGTCTGGCTACGCCGTCCGCAACGAACAGCCGCAGATCCGCTTCGCCGTGGCCGACCAGCCAGAGGAGCTCGAGCGGGCCGAGGCACCCTACGCCAAGGCTGGGAGGCGGCGCCGTGCGGGCAAGTAGCAATTACCGGTCGCTCGTCGTGGCGACCGCGAGCGGGTCAGGTGACCGGCCTGTGTCGGTGGCCGAGGCCAAGGAGCATCTGCGGATCGTCGATATGACGACCGACGATGACTACATCGGCGTGCTGATCGACACGGCGACCGCGTGGTGCGAGGACTACTGCGACCGCACCTTCGCCGACAAGCAATACACCGTGGCGTTCGACGACTTCGTGGCTCTTCGGATTGGGCTTCCGCGCCCGCCCGTCCGCCTGAACGCGACGGCCGCGAGCGCCACGGTGACCATCTCCTACGTGGACCAAGCCGGCACCACGCAAACACTCACGTGGTCGCAGTCTGGAACGCAGCAGTTCCGCCTAGACCGCGACCACGTTCCTGCACTCGTGTATCCGCTGTACCTGGAGAACTGGCCCAACGTGCGGTTGGACGACAAGGCCGTGCAGGTGACCTACCTCGCCGGCTACGGCGGGGCGGCGAACGTGCCGACTCCGGCGAAGCACGCCATCAAGATGTTGGTCGGTCACTGGTACGCGAACCGGGAGGCCGTGGGCAGCGTGGGCCGTGAACTGGAAATGGCCGTATCGGCACTGCTGGCCAACCTCCGCTGGAGGCAGTACGCATGAGCATCGAGGGACGGATCGCCGTTGACGTGGGGTTCACCGACTCGGCGTCCAGCGACGGCGTCCAGGCCGTGAAGCGGCTCGCCCTGACGAGCACGGACAGCCAGACGACCGGCAAGGTGGCCATCATCGCCGGCACCTGCGGAACGGCCGCCGTGGCGATTGCCGTGGCTCCCAGCACCTACCGTGACGCCGACGGTTCGCTCGTGTCGTTCGCGACCGTGGACCGGTTCGCCTTTGCAGCGTCGGCTGCGGCCCGCTGTGCCGAGGCGACCGGGTCGGGGGCGGCTATCAGTTCCGCGAGCCGCGTGGCGTTGTCGGACGCCCGGGGCGGTGGCACGGCTGGCTTCAACGTCTCGGCCTACTCTGGCACGGCGAGTTTCACGGTGGTAGTGGTCGGCACATGAAGACGGGCACGCTCAACCGGCTGGCGACGATCCAGACTCCGACGGAGTCGGCCAACGCCATCGGCGAACCGATCCTGTCGTGGGCGACGTTCGCTACTCGGTGGGTTGGCATCATGCCGCTGTCGGGATCGGAGAGCGTGTCTGCCATGGCGACCGGTTCCGACGTAACCCACAAGGTGACGCTGCACTACACGCCGGGGTTGAAAGCCAAGATGCGGATCGTCTGCGAGGGGCGCACGTTCGAGATCACCAGCGTGGTGGAGCGCGGCTACCGGGCCGAGCACGAGCTGCTGGTGGCGGAGGTGACGGACTAATGGCATCCAGCATGACAGTAGAGGGTGTCGAAGAAATCCTGCGTGGGTTTGCCATCCTGCCTCGCAGTATCCAGAAGAAATACCTTGGCGGTGCCGTCCGCGAGGCGGCAAAGGACGAACTGCCGGAACTGAAGGCGCTGACGCCGCGAGGGCCGACAGGAAACCTTCGCCGCAGCGTCGGGCTGAAGGTCGAAAAAAAGAAGAACAACGCCACAGCGGTCGGGATTCTTGGATATCGCTCCCGTGCCGACGGGAACAAGGCAGAGCAGGGCTTTCATGCCTGGTGGATAGAGAACGGCGTGAAGGTCCGCCGGGCAAAGGGCGGCGCACTCAAGGTGCCTATGTCGATGGCCAAAAAGTACCCGTACTTGATGGGCAAGGTCTCGCTAATCGGCGGCTCGGACGGCGGTTCCATTTACTTTCCCGTGGTCCAAGGCTTTGAGGGCAACGGCCGGTTCAAAGATTGGGCAGACCGGAACCTGCCGCAAATCAAACAGCGGCTGATCGGCAAGTTGGACGGGGCTCTCGGCAAAGCGATCGCCGAAGCCGAACGGGCCGCCCTGCGCAAGAAATACGGCAAGTAATGCCAGCCACGACGTTCATCGACGAATCCCTCATGCAGTTGCTGTCGGTCTCGGCCGACATCGCAGCGTCCGTCGGCTCGCGGATCTACGCCGTGCAGGCTCCGCAGGGGACGACGCTGCCGTGCCTGGTGTTCGATCGCCAGGACGCCAGCCGTGGGCCGTACATGCACATGACCGGCATGACCGGGATCACGCGGACGACGTACACGGTGTCGTGCATTTCGACCCGTCTGGTGGACTGCCGCAACCTCGGGCGAGCGGTGCGGGCAGCCTTACAATTCAAGCGGACGGCGGCGGTTCGGCTCGTTACGGTCAAGGACGAAAACGACCAGCAAGAGCCTGCCAACCCCGGCGACCAGACGCCCATTTACCGGACGGACCTGACAGTCGAGATCACCCACTCGGAGAGTTGACCCATGGCTGCTGACATCGGACAGGGAACCTACGTTTCGTTCGGCACCGCGCTGCACACCGCGACCGGCTACAAGATCACCGGCGTGAATCACAACGGCATTACGCGGGCGGTGGCCGATGCGACGCATATGCTGTCGTCGGCCAAGGAGTTCGTCGGCTCGAGCATCTACGATCCCGGCGAGGTCTCGGTCGAGGTGCAGCACGACCCCGGCATCAAGCCCACGGCGGACCTGGCCAACGTCGCCACCAACCAGGTGGTCAACGTGTACTGGGCCAACGGCGGCACCACGACTGCCCTGTGGTCGGCGTTCGGCTACATGACCGGCTACGAGGCCGGTGCGCAGATGGAGGACATGATGAGCGGCACGGTCACGATCAAGCTCAGCGGCACGCTGCCGTCTTGATCGACTGAGCCATGACCACGGAGGGCGCGTATGGCTCTGAGTCGTGATGAGTTCTTCAAGCGGAAGCGTCCGCTGCCGAAGGTGAAGGTTCCGGTGCCCGAACTTGGCGAGGACGCCGAGGTGTGGGTCACCAAGTTCACCAGCCGGATGCGGAACCGTTTCGAGGAGATCGCCACCGGCGGCAAGGTCGGCGGGTCGGTCAACTTGAAGAACGTGTCCGCGAAGGTCGTGGCTTTGTCGTGCGTGGACGACGACGGCAAGGCGTTGTTCACCGAGGCAGACGAGGAGCGAATTGGCGAGTTCGACGCTGACGCCGTGCAGCGGATCGTCGATGCGGTGTTCAAGCTGAACGGGCTCGGTGCGAATCCGGTGGAGGAAGCGGCGGGAAAATAGAGCGCCAGCCGGTCCTGCAGTTCCTCTACCGGCTGGCCTTGAAGCTGGGCATCTGGAACGTCGAGGAGCCTGGCGGCCTGGCGGATTCGATGAGCGTCGATCAGTTGTACGCCTGGATGGGCTACTACCAATTGGAACCGTGGGGCGACGAGTGGTTGAGGGACGCGATGGCCATGTCACAGTTCGCGTCCGCCCACCGCTCCAAGGGTTCGCCGCGTCGCAAGCCTGACGACTTCATGCCCGTGCCGAAGCGGACGCAGACGCCTGAGCAGATCGTGGCGGCCTTCCGTGCGATCGGAGGCGGGTAAATGGC